TAGCGTTTTTATTCAGCAGCAAATAAATTTTGTACGCCCCGGAACTCCTGAAAGTGAATTATTCATCGATAATGTAATGAGTTATTCCAAAGAGGGCAAAAACAAAAATGACGATGCACCCGACTGTTTGGCTGGTTTATCGATCTTTGCACAGTCGATGTTTAAGCACCTTATATAAAAAAAAATTAACTTACAAGTGAATTGGTAATTATTTTCGACTAATTTTGTCAAAAACTATTTAATGGCGTTCGATTTTATTACAGCCTTTACAGATAATTTATTTACCCGGGATCGATATTCGAATATAGTTCGTAATACTTTACCGCCAACAGCTCAAGTTTGGGGAAAAAAAGAAGCCGTTTGGCTCGATACGGGCGACGCATGGCGATTGTTTGTTGACATTCCAGAACTACGCATGGTAATAAATAAACGCGCGTCAATGATGAGCGGAAACGAACCTAAATTATACGATGCAAAAGGCGATTTAGTCGAAAATCACTGGCTAAATGATTTGATTACACAACCGAATGCCGTTCAAAGTTGGAGCGATATCGTTTATTCGATGAGTGTTCAGGATGCTTTGTATTCGAATGTGGTGGCATACGCACCAAAACGATCTTTTGATATACGTAATTTAATGGTTGTTTTACCAAATAACAAAATTAGAATTAATTTAAGCGGTAAAAAATTAAAGCAAATGGACAAAGAGAATTTAATTGATTCTTTTTTGTTTACATACGATGACGGAGCAACCGAGTTAATTACGTGGGAAGAGGCGGTTTATTTGACCACAGCGGATGGAATGAATATCGTTAAACCGATTTCAAGAATAGATTCTTTGCGATTCCCTTTGTCAAATATTCAGGCGCAGTACAATAAAAGAAACGTATTGCTTGAAAATTTAGGCGCGATCGGTATTTTATCCGCGCAAAATTCCGATATGGGTGGCGCAATTCCAATGACACCGGAGGAACGAACTAAGATCCAACGCGATTGGTACCGACGTCAAAAAGACGAAATCATGATAACTGAATCCAATGTTACGTGGAATCCGATGAGTTACCCAACGCGCGATTTAATGTTATTCGAAGAATTGACTGCGGATGTAATTGCAATTATTGACACGTTCGGAATGAATTACAATCTTTTTTCAAGTGACAAAGGATCGACATTTTCAAACGTTCGCGATAGCTTAAAAATGGTTTATCAGGATACAATAATCCCTGAAACTCAAGCCATGTACGATTCAATCATGCATCAATTTGGATTAAGCCAACAAGGTTATTACCTCGAAGCTTCATTTGATCACGTTCCGGTATTACAGGAAGACGAAATGCAGAAATCACAAGCGCAAAAAATCGAAGTGGATAGCTATTCAATACTATTAAAGGACGGTATTATTACGCCGGAACAATACGCGGCACAATTCGATATTGAAATACAACCAATAGATCGAACTCAAAGCCAACAGGCTGCGCTTGCACAGGCTCAAACGAACTTGAAAGGTACGGTAGGAGGTTTGGACGGAATAATCGCTTTAAATACAGCCGTTGGAACCGGGCAAATGGATCGACAAACCGCAGTAAATACATTGATTTCATATTACGGTTATGATTCAACGGTAGCAAATAGTTTAATTACGCAGCCAAAAGAGGTTATAACGCCCGAAACAGTGTAAAAAATGACATTTTAACACCGGTAAAACAAAAGAAATAGTATAAAAAATGAGAAATAACCTTTATAATATAAAAGCAGCCGCAGAAATACGCGATATTGATTCCGTAGGTCGAAAGGTAGCGGTTTATTTAGCGAAGTTTGACAATATCGATTCCGATAATGACATGATTCAAAAGGGAGCGTTTACAAAATCAATTCAGGAACGCGGACCATTAAGCAGCGGCAACCGGAAAATTGCTTTTTTACGACACCACAATTGGGAAATGCAAATCGGAAAATTCCTTGAATTGAATGAAGACGACAACGGTCTTTTTGCAATTGGTGAATTGGGTACTTCAACGCAAGGCGAAGACGCATTCAGGGATTACGAAGACGGAATAATTCGCGAGCATTCAATTGGGTTTCAATATTTGGAAGACAAAACAAAATGGATTCCGGATACAAGCGTTGAGGCGGGCGGTTATTTTTCAGTAAACGAAGTGAAATTATACGAAGGTAGCGCGGTAACATTTGGAGCCAACGAATTAACCAACGTTGTGGGCGTGATCAAAGGAGAACAAAAACACGCGAGAATAGAACGAATAACAAACGAATTAAACATTTGTATTAAGGCACTTGTAAACGGCAAAGGAACCGACGAAAGATTGCACGAAATGGAAATGAAAATAAAATATTTAAACAGTGAATTAATAACACTTGCAAGCGCGGATCCGATCACGATTCAATCCGTAAAAAGCGAGCCGTTGAATGAGCCGTTTAATTGGAGTAATGTAATAAATAATTTAAACTTTTAAAAATGGAACCAACAGACGGAATGACGCCGGAAATGGCAGTTGAGCAAATCAACAAAATGGTAGCGGATAAATTGCAAAATTTATTAACGCAAGCGGATTTAGATGCGGTAAAATCTGAATTAGATGGAATCAAATCTTTGGAATTAAAAAGCGATGAGCTAATGAAAGCAATCGCAAAAATGGAAGGACGTATTGAAGCGCAAAGCGAAAAAAGTCACAACGAACCAACTAAAAAAAATCCTAAAGGATTGGCGGGTAAATTGTCAAAAGCTTATTCAGACAATATCAAAACGATCAAAGATTCAGTTGCAAAAGGTCAAAACTTTACTTTAGAAGTAAAAGCGGCTGGCGATATGACAATCGACAATGATTACGACGGTACGTATGCACTTACAACTTTGGATCCTGAGGTTAACAGAATTGCACGACCAACACGTAGAATGTTAGAAATCGCAAACGTAGGTACAACGGCTTCAAAATTTGTTGTTTATATTCAACAAACACAACAGGCTTCGAGTGCGTGGACTGCTGAATCAGTTGAAAAAGCAAACGGCGAAATCAAATGGGAAGAGATTTCAAGCGAAGTTAAAAAAGTAGCTGGATTCGTGAAAGTTTCAAAGGAAATGTTAGAAGATTTAGCGTTCGTTAGATCTGAAATCAACACTGTTTTAATGGAACAAATCGAACAAGCTATTGATTATTCAATGATTAACGGAGCTGGCGGTACTGATTTGAACGGTTTGATCGGAAATGTACCTAATTTTAACGCTGGTGGGTTCGCTGGAACTTTAGTTGCTGCAAACATTATCGACGTTATTCAAGTTTCAAAAGCACAAATACAAGCTGCTAACTTCCAACCTACTCACGTAGTAATGAATCCGGAAGACAAAGCTAAATTTGAGTTAACAAAAACTTCAACTGGCGAATATACATACCCAATGTTTTTTACAGGAGCTGAAAACGTTGCTGGTTTAACGATCGTTGCTTCAAATAACATTACAGCGGGTACGATTTTAGTTGGTGATTTCACTAAATTAATCGTAAAAGTTCGTGAGGCTGTTAATTTAACAGTAGGTTATGAGAATGACGATTTCACTCGTAACATGGTAACAATAATTGCTGAGGCTCGTTTGGTTCAATATATCAGAAACAATGACGTTAACGCGTTCGTTGAGGCTGATTTAGCGACTGCAATCGCAGCGTTGGAAGTTTAATAATTTAGTTCAATATGGAAAAGAAACCACGCAAAAAAAAGGTTCTGAATTTAGATTTGGAAGTAAAAGAAACGGCAACGTCAAAAGCGAAAAAACCCGTTGAATTAGATTCAAGTTTAATTTATGAATTTATTGGAAATGGCAATTTTCGCACTTTACCAAAAGGATCGGTTTGGAAAATAAACGGTGAACTTGCTTCGAAGTTTATTTCTAAAGGTTACGGAAATCTAAAATAAAAAAAATGATTTTAAGCATTCAGGATTTTGTTGGAAAATACGCTTTGCATACGGGAATGTACGACGTCAATAAATTGCAAAATTATATTGATATCTACGAGCCTCGTTATTTAAAAAATTTATTGGGAGTTGATTTATACAATCAGTTTCAAAGTGATCTATTAAATAACGTACCGCAAAGCCCAAATTTCCTAAAAATATTCAATGCGTTCAGTGAGGATTTAGGATACAACTTTTACACTACGTATGGTTTTGCCTACAATTCAAATCAATTGGATTCAGAGGGTATAAAACAGATGCTGAAGGGCTTTATTTATTTTGAATATTCAAAGGATTTAGTAAACCAAATGACTCCCTACGGAAATGTTAAACCTTTGAGCGAAAATTCAGAGGTTGCGAACACGGGATTTTCCATGATTTACACGCGTTACAACGAAGCGATTAGATCGTATCGTTCGATTCAAAGTTATATTAGATACAACAACCCCCCAATAGGTCAAGCCGTTACAATCGGAATTGTTTCGGGGGGTTCTAATTACGTAGCTACGAATAACGTTTCTTTGGTTGGTGGATTTGGAACCGGTTTAATAATTGATTTCACAGTAGATTTAACAGGCGTAATTGATGAAGTTACAATCGTAGATGCTGGAAAAAATTATAAAATTGGCGATACATTCACTATTCCGGGCGGAAATAATGACGCGATAATCGAATTAACCTACGTAGGAATCGGAAATTACAACAAATTCAGGGGGATCGCTAAATCAACAGCATACTGGCTATGATTACGGATATATCACAATCAATTGAAAGCATCGTAAACGCAATTAATCCAACGATTGAAGGCGTTTATTTGCCAGATGAGGAATATACAACCGTATGCAATACAAAGTGGGCGCGAATAGGTAAAACAGTTACTGATTCACAAAATGATTCGTTTTTAATTACAGAAATCGATTACGATAATTGGATTAAAGCCGGAATAATTGACGGAGAAATAACTTTACCAACGCCGTATTTTGTGCCGGGAACTAAGATCGAAGCTAATCGAGAATGGACCATTTCAACAAACGATTTAACGCAGAAAACTCCTTTGGTTTGGTTACTTCATGGAATCCGATACAATTCTTTCGGTAAAGAATCTGTTTACGCGTGGGAAAGCGATTTGAGAATCTTTTTTTTGGACGAAACCGATATACTAAATTATTACACAAAGGACCACATTCAACAGGTTGTTATTCCAATGACAAAATTAGCGGATGAGTTCGTTAAGGTTGTTCAAAGTGATCGCAGTTTTTTACGCGTTGACAATTGGGAAATTGTGGAATTCAGTAGATTCGGAACGGAACAAGAAAACGGATATTTCAAAAACATATTGGACGCAAATTTGAGCGG